TACCATGGGTTCACCATATTCTGTCTCTGCTCATTCATCTCGTGTCCACGTCGTGCGCACAACTGTTGGGTTCTTGCGAATCCTGTCAGTTGTCGCCCGATCTATGGGCACAGATGTGATTTCATCCCTTACGGGATATAGTTCGGAACATGTCGTCCTCATGGATTTGCTTGACACTTACAATAAGGCGGTCTCCTCGCGGAGTCGCTTAGTCGTTAGTTTGACAGCAAGATACGAATGGAGCGGTTGGGAAACTTTCCACCGCACTATCGTATTTGACTTTTCTGGAAAAGGTGCTTCTACGGCCCCGGTACTCGAACTTGCGTTTGAGGATGGAGCTTTTCGAAGCCGTCCGATTGGTCAAGAGGTGCTTCAGCATCCTTCCACGCTTGCGTGGGAGGTGCTGCCTTTTGACTTTTCGTTCAGTTCCCCTTTGTAAAGAGGGGGGTTTTTTCTACTCTTCTTAATAATATTAAGAGAGTCCCCAGCCGTGAGGCTGGTTCTTAAGGGGCTTCTGTGACAATTGGCACAAAAATTCAGGACGATTCTCGGCCTGTGGTGACAGTCTCCGGCAACGCGCTTATTGGACGTAAGTTCAGTAAGACGTGGTCGGGTCAAGACTACCCTCCATCGGTTCCCGAGGTTATACAGTCATCTATCCCGGTCTCCCGGAAGGTGTTTGTAGTGCGCGGCGGAAAGAGGGAATTCGAATATGTTCAGACTTTTAAGCCTAGAACTGTTCGTATTTATCCTCCCCGTCGTGCCCGAACTGAGGAGCACAACTACTCTATGTCGATCTCCGATATTAACTATGGCATCTGGCAACAGGCTAATAACCCGTCCCAGAGTATGACCACGAACCGCTGGGGGTGGGATACGTATGCGCTAGGGCCGTCGAACCCTTGGGGTCCTAACGACGACTTAGCGCTTGCGTCCCGCCTCCGGTCGGCTGTCGCTGGCTCTACTTTCAATGCTGGAGTTTTTCTCGGCGAGGGCCGTGAGGCCCTCGGGATGATCGCAGATACCGCAATAAAACTGTACTGGGGCTACCGCGCTGCAAAGCAAGGTGACTTCAGGTCAGCAAAAAGGTATCTTACGAGTGGTACTGACCGCGAGCGTATTGCTAAGAAGGTAACTTCTAGCAACTGGCTTGAGCTCCAGTACGGTTGGCTCCCTCTCTTGAATGATGTCTACGACGGTGCGCAATCGCTTGCGCATCTATTAGAGTATCCTCTTCAGGAGGTTGTCAGGGTTTCTATGACTAAGGACAGAGGTCCGGTTAGAACCCTAAATCCTACGACAGTGCCGGCACGTGGTCGCTCTTATACTCGCAAGAGTGTGAAAGTGATCATAAAAGAAAAGAATGTGGCTAAGCTTTACGGTCTCACCGATCCTTTATCGGTAGCCTGGGAGCTTGTGCCCTACTCTTTTGTCCTCGATTGGTTTCTACCAATCGGTGACTATTTGTCAGCACGGTCGTTGGATAAGTCGCTAACTGCGACTTATGTCACCTCGACGAAATCAGTGCACGAAGTATTTGGCCTGAAGCTGGGCCCGCCTGGAATATATGGTCCCGGTCGCCTATCCGGCGACTTTGGGAGCGTGTCTTCTAGGTCGGTTCAGTTCACCAGGTCGGTCACTTCAAGCCTGAGCACCCCTCTTCCGAAAGTCAAAACTTTGGGAGAGGCGTTTTCGTGGAAGCGCGCAGCTAACGCTGTGGCCCTACTTACGAATAGGCTTGCGTAAAGTCTACCCCCGCGCAAGCGGTAATCAATAAGGGGATCCCCCCGTGCGCCTTGGAAAGCGCTTTAACTTACTCCTTAAACTTATGGCAGCTATTGCTAACATCGTCGCCTTTGATGGCGCAGCCACACCTGTGGCGCACACCCTCCTGCCCATCTCGGTCACCCGTGATAAACAGAAGGTCGTCGCTGAGTACCGCGAGAACGTTACAAACGTTCCTGCTTACGCTCAAGTACGAGCTACAATTTCTCTCGAGAAATTGAAGAGTGGCGTTTTCAAGTGTGAAACCCGTACAGTTGTACCGGTTATGGAAGCTGTTAATGGCCAGAATGCCTCAGGATATACCGCCGCTCCAAAAGTGGCGTATGAAGACCAGATTGTTACAACTGGTTGGTTCCATGAACGTTCTACCACGAACAGCCGTCGCCTTGCGCGTCAGTTGAGCCTCAATATCGTTGGCGGCATTGCAACTTCCGTTGCCCCTGTCGTCACCGGCCCTGTCGCTGAGCTTCTAGATCTTCTGGTCGCACCTACCTAAGTGCGAAAGATAGCGTTTTTATGCTTTCTTCATTTTGCCAGAGATCTCACTTCCCCCTTAAAGGAGTATTATGCGGTTCACGCGATGGGATCAAAAAGAGTCAACTGATGTCACAAACGACATCCTTAAACGACTCGCGTCGGTTCATTGCTCTCGGATATCCGAGAGCTACACGCGGGAATATTTCATTGCTAGTCTTACTAGCAATAATATTCTTGATTTGTGTAACTATAGTCCTGCTTACGACTCCCTATCTATCTGGGATGCTATACAGGTCCGACAAGTCTGCGCCTTTTTCAATAAAAGAGCAGACCTCGACCTCGGCATCGACAGACGAAGGGCAGCCGTAGACAGTTTTATAGCGGCCGAATCCCTATGCCGGCAAACAAACATTCTTCTCGATAAGAGGCGTGAGGGGGAGTTTTCATTCCCCCCTTACGTTGAAGCCGTCTTAATGACTGCTCAGCGGAAAATCGCTTCTATTCTTGGAGATGTCCCTGTTTTGTCGGATCTTAAGATTCGGTTCGGACCCGGTGCTACAACGCAAGTTCAAAAAAGAATGGCGTCGCCTAGGCGTAAGCTTAGTCAGACGCTCGCTTGTAGTGAAGACTTCCTTCCTGTCGTGAGACAGAGTTTGGAAGAGCTGGAAGGCTGGCTCTTTGCAGAATGCAAGGACGCCAGTTCCCAGGTGCTTTCAGTGGAAATTCATCCCTGTAAGCTCTCCTTCATTCCGAAGTCTTACAAGACTTTTCGATCAGTGTGCTCAGAGCCAGCTTTGAACGGTATGTTCCAGGCTGGCATTGGGTCGCATATCTCCGAAAGGTTGCGTAGGGCTGGGGTGGACATATCTGATCAGACGCGTAACCAACGTCTGGCTAGAGAAGGTTCACTAACCGGCGCTTTAGCAACGCTGGACCTAAGTAGTGCTTCAGATACCATATCAACGGAGCTCGTTTACGAGCTTCTGCCGTATGACTGGGCCGTCTTCCTCGATAGATACAGAACGAAATCTGTAAACGTCGAGGGGTACGTCTTTAAGCAAGAGAAATTCAGTTCAATGGGAAACGGCTTCACTTTCCCACTGGAGACGCTCATCTTTTACGGACTGGCTTACGCCTGCACCGTGGGAGATGAGCTCCAGAATAAGGTTTCAGTTTACGGTGACGATATCATTGTCCCCGTGAGCTGTTACGCTTTACTTACTGACATTTTGCACAGGTGTGGGTTCATACCCAACCTAAGCAAGAGTTTCTCCACCGGGCGATTCAGGGAATCGTGCGGCGCTGACTACTTATCGGGAATCGATATTAGACCGTCTTACATCAAAGACGCACTTAGCGCATTCGACGTATTCCGCCTACACAATTTCTATGTGCGGGCAGGGGACACTGAATGTGCTGCTATCCTCCTTGAGTACTTGGACCCTTCTTTACAAAAGTGGGGTCCGGATGGCTACGGGGATGGTCACCTAATAGGTGACGCTCCGCTTGCGCCTTTTAAGCGCGAGCGTGGATGGTGTGGATTCGTTTTCGAAACATACACCTTTAAGCCAAAGAAGGACTTCACTGTCCTTCCCGGCGATCGCGTGTACCCGCTCTACAGTACTTATGCTTCGTCTCTTCCTCTGGTTTCGGAGGGTGAAGACTTGGCTGGGTATGCTCGTGAGTTTGTTGCCGGTTTACCGGCGCATTCTTACGATAGTAGAGACAGGCTGGGCGTTAGCATTCCTGGCAGAAACGGATATAGTCTTATAAAGATCTACGTTCTAACTAACTAGCCAAAAGCTAGGAAGTCCCGCAAGGGTGGAGTCTCTTAGAGATTAAATGGATGTTTGCCGCTTAGCAAACTTCCCTC